CTCAGTAGGGTTGGGTGCTTGTTGACCCATTCTTCTGGCGATCTCCGCTTCTAAGTTGTATCGACCCGTTGCGTTCATTGTGTTTAAAGGTGTTAACTGTAAGCCTTTGTCTTTTTTAGTGTCTTCGTAAGCCAACTTACCGAGTCCAGCAGACAAAGCTCCTATGCCCAACATGCCCATGCCACTTAATCCACCGCCTGTGTTTGTCATGAAAGAACTTTGAATAGGGTTGCCGTCTTTATCATATTGCTGTGGTCCAGTAAGAAAACTTAAAGGTCCAGTTCCTTTGTTTGGGTCTACGTTAAATAATTTATCTGCAATACTGTCTTTTCCAAACAAACCGCTAAATTGAGGTTGTGAAGCATCGTAAGCAGCTTGTTGTTCTGGAGTAAGTTGTTCGTATGCTTCTGGTGTCATTTGAGCTTGTGGTTGAAATATACTGCCTATACCACGTCTTATGTTTGGTCCTAAACTGCCACCAAAGATACCTTTTGCTCCCTCTTCAGGATTAAAAATACTACCTATACCGCTTTTCATTCTTGAAAATAAATTACCGCTGGTTTTTGCTCCAGCTGTTGCAGCATCAGCTCCTGTTCCTAAACTGCCAATGCCTGAAGTTAACTTACCCACTCCGTAACTTGTAACACCTGATTTCAATGCGTCTTTCCAACTGCCACCACCCAGTTTAGTGGTTCCAGCTGCAATAGCAGCAGCCATCAAAGGTCCTACACCGGGTATAAAATTAGCTAAAGGACCAACAATAGGTGCTACTGTTTTTGCAATTTTTTTAAGTCCTTTGCCTAATTTTTTTAAGAAGCCGTGTTCTTCAGCACCTGTGTAAACATTTAGACTGGCTACGCCTGAGCCATAAACCATAGACTCTGGGTCTATGCCTTTGTCCAAAGCTGCTCTTTCTATAGCGTCTTCAAGTTGTGGGTTGTTCTCTAACATCTCGGCAGAAACATTTATGTCACCTGTCCTAACGTGAGCCATCATGTTGTCTTCGCCACCAGTTTGCGACAATTGATCTATAATTTCAGCCTGTGGTGCCAATGCTTTTGTTGTAGCGGCTTCTATCAAATTGTCCAACGCTTCTATTTCTTCTGGGTCATTGGTCATTGACTTTTGTTGTTGCAGTTCATTAATTGCTTTTTGCAACTCAATCAATTTTTGATCGGTTCCCATGTCTGGAGCAACCGCTTCCATTTGATCTCTCATGGGATTCATTGGAGCCATGCTTGGTGCGGTTCTGGCTCGTTCTTGATAGGCTCTTAATTCTTGGTCTTGTGCTCTTTGTGTTATGGTTTCTGGAGAATCTTCCATTCTACCAGTTGCAACTATTTCAGGTATTGATGTGTCTGTTCGTGTTTCTCTGTTTACAGCCATCTGTAACATGTTTTGAAATTGCGGATCGTCTCTGTTCAAACCAGTTCTTTGTTCTAGTATAGGTATGTAGCTTTGTGCATCTTGAACTAATTTAGGCTCACCATCAGCTATACGACCAGCGTAATCTGCCAAAAGCTCTTTAATATCTTGGTTTTGAAAAACAGCTGGACCACTTGCTTGTCTGTTTCGTAAGTATTCTGTGTCAGGAAGTTCTAAGCCAGCATAAGGATCACTTTGTCCAGAAGCCATCATAAAAGACTGTTGTGGCTCTGGATCATAAAGACTAGCCTCATCACCTGTTAGGTTGCTTATTCTTCTTTGTAGTTCTTCGCTCATCGCCATAATCTTACCTTTTTATATCTTAACCGAATCTGTGCTTATTGTAGCACCAACTTCAGCAATGTCATGTGTACCATTGTTCCTTATCCCATCCATAGACAGGACCCGTTATGTTTACCGTTACATTCCCATTAAGGGTTACTGTAACAGCTCCTATTGAAGCCTTGGCTTCTAAACCAAATTGAGGACCTACCGAAAGGTTTACCCAAGCATCGCCATCATAAACTTGCAACTCTTCTGTCGTGGTGTTCCAAATAACGTCACCAGCACTAAAAGAGGAAGAATTACGCTCAACGTCTGTGTATTGTGGCGTAGCAGTTGTGTCAAAGCGTCCTAAGTTTAGTTCCATTATACGAACCAAACGATTGAAAGTGTCTATAGACACCATGTTGCCCTGTGCTATTGGCAATCTGGTTTCTAGTAACTTACCCATTATCTTCTACCAGACGGCTGCACATCCAAACGTGTAGCTCCCAATCTCCACTTGTAGTCTTTTCTGTCAACGGTGTTGTCGTCATCGGACTCAAACCTCAATACCAACTGTCTGCTTCTTGCTCTTAGATTAGAGTAAGTAGAAGTAGTAGTAACCTGTGTGGTTGAGTTTGTTGTCAAAGAGTCGCCATTAAAGTCTCTGCTTTTAACAACTATGTTCATGGCTGGAGAAGGATTAGTACCTGTCTGTGTAGCAAACAAGACATCTGGTATAACTTTTTTAACAAAAGCAAAGTTCTCACCATCTGCTATGTCTATGTCTGCTGACTCTATAAACACACCATCCATAGCACTTGTGTCATCGTTAAAACCAGTCTCGTGTGTAAACAAACAGTTAACAGAAGAACTTATACCAGACGCTATTGGTTTGTTTTCTATACCAGCATCCAGCCAAGCGTGTCTTACCAAAGAACCTATAGACCAAGAGTTTTCTTCGTAGTTGTATATTGCATAACGTGAAATTTCATTAGTGCCATCTTCTATAGAAGGATAAAAGAACCACACTTCAGAAAACTCGCTGTTCAATGCAATGTGACATTTGTACGCTTGTGTTAAGTTCAGATCAGAAAAAACATAATCTTGCACCGAACAAGGCAGTTTTTGTACAGCACCGTTGTAAAAGTAAAAACCATTTTTTGACATGTAATAGACACCATTGGAAGCATTGACTACAGCTTTGGGTCCTATTAATCCAGCACCTTCGTTAATAAGGTTTACAGCAAAGATCAACGGAGGTCCTATAAAAGTCATGCTGTACAAACTTGTGTCTGTCCAAATCAATACTTCTTGTCTTGATTTAAGACCACCTACGATTAAAGAGCCACTTGATAATCTAAGAGAACCAGCAGAGTTGGTAGACAGTGGTTCAAACTCTAATTCATTTTCTTGGTCACTAAAGGCTACAAGCATTGGGTCTAGCGTACCGGTTCTGGCACTGCCAGATATAGGGTCAGCTCCTAATACTATCAAATGCCTGTCAGTCTCTGATGTAATAACTTGTAAAGCAACGGTAGGTACTAAGTTTGCACCAGAAGTAGTATTCAGAGCTACAGCTCTGGTGTCTAAGCCATCATCTTCTACCCACCTGTAGATGCTTCCAGCTCTTGGGTTAATGATTAAATTCTCTCCAAAATTGTCGTGTGTCCATAACCTTAATTGACCATTAGCAGACAAAGCACTTGTAGAGCCGAATGTACTGGCACTCCATGTTCCAGAACCCCAACCAGCTGATTGTACAAAAACATCCAATCCAGAATTTATTTGGTAAACAGCATCAGCTCCAGCTCCGCCATTATTACTGTCGCTACTATTGGCTGTAACAGCATCGCCAGCAGAATCTGTGGCTGTGAATGTAAATACGTTTGCAGAACCAACACCGTTAATCTGGTATTCTTTGTTTAGTACCGTAGCTGTAATAACACCACCAAGCGACACTGCTCCAGCCAATGTAACCCAATCACCAACAACAGCTCCATGATCTGAGTCTGTAGCTGTAATTAAAGATGAACCATCGGTAGCTGAAAATACAATACCATTGGTTGTAGTAGCTCTTATGGGAGTAACATCATTGTAACTGCCACCGTTGTCTATGTAATATTTAGAAGTGGTACCAAATCCTAGATAGCGTGAACCACCCAATGAAATCCAACTGTGTAATGCTCTGGCTGTGTCAAAAAATACGTTGGTACTTTTCTTTGCCCAACCGCCTACTTTTTCTACGCCACCTTTTCTAAAGCGTACTAAGTTACCGTCTACCCAACCATTCTCGTTGGAGTAATCGGTTTCTTCCTTGTTTATGCCCGGTTTAAAATTAAATTTTGTGAGTGGCATCTCTTAACTCTACCATTACTAAAATTAATTTAAGCTATTCTTATGATGGCGGCTGTTGCACTTGCTGCTGGAAAAACTACGGTGAAGTCTCCAGCTGTGCTTGTTTTGTCTCCACCAAAATCAATAGTAGCCAAGGCTTTGTTTGAGTTTGTTGAGTTGTAAATCAAACAACCTCTAGCAGTTACTGTAGCTGTACCAAACGTCAAATCAGCAAAGTCTACTATTGCTGTAGTGCCAGACAATGCTGGTGTTACATTAGTAAGTGCTGCTCCAGCTGCTGTGTAATTGGTACCAGTCACCTCATTCGTGGTTGAATAGGCTGTTGTACTAGCTCCCATTGTTGCTGATGAGGTGTAAAGTGCTAACTTTATTGAGTCAGCTCCGTTGGTTAAATTGTGTCCTTCTACATGAATTTCTTGTTTAAAACTTGATGCTATTGCTGCTGTAATTGCCATTTTTTAAAGCTCCTTAATTATCTTAGCCATGTCTTCATGACCTTGTTGCCTTAATAAATTCACATACGTCACATTTTTAGAATTTATTGCGTTCTTAATACTATGTAAGATTACAGTATAAACTTGGTTTTGAAAAGCTATAGCTTGTTGTTTAACATGCTCTGGTGCATCCATAGAAATTTCACAAATTTTCTTTGTGGCTTGTTCTGCCCAAAACTCTGGGTCGTGTCCTTTGTTGTGTGTGGTGTGCACCCCAACTTGACCTAATTGTATGAAGCCGTCACTCATCCTTTGTAGGGCTCTGGTGGTTCTTCGTCTCTGTCTAATATTAAACCGTGTTCTTTTAACTTTTCGTCAATGTCTTCGTAAGGACCTATAATCCATTTGCCTTCGTGTGGCACTGCTACCAACGGTTTGTCTAGTCTGTGAAAACCATACAGCCTATCGGTTGCTACTACGTTGGAATCCAACACCGTAGATCGTGAACTTATGCCTACTGTTATGTCAGCATCCATGCACTTACAAATCCAAAACTCAACACAAGCTCTACCAGCTTCTGCAAAGTGCATGTTTTCTTTGTAAGAAAAATCTATGCCATACAAGTCAATAGACTCTACTTCGTTCCACAAAGCAAAAGCTATTGCATAAGCGACTGTGTTGTTAAGATAAGCACAACCAGTAGCATTACAAACCTCTTCGATAGGATAAACTTCAGCCGATGGCACTCTTTTATCTAACTCACAGGTGTAAACAGGGTATTTGGCATCTGGCAGTATTCTGGTCAAAACACTGGT